AGAACTCCATAGCATCGTCCATTGTCATGTCATCTCTTAACATAAGTATCTCTAAGATTCTTTCAATAGAATAAACATACCTACCCATCTCGTAGTCTTGACCTATGATAGCTTCATTAAATCCATCTGCTTTTAAAGGTTCGTCTTCTTGTATAGGTGCTATCATTTATTTATATAACTCCTATCGTCTAGTTCCTGTGGAAGTCTTCCCTTTCTTATCCTATCCTCGGTCCACAAGAAAGCACTGGCATTCCAAAGGATAGCACCTGCGTGATCTTCTGTATCATCTCCTTCACTCAATGCTAACAGATGTCTACTCATGCTATCTATTAATCTACTGAGTGGGAATCCGTTGTGCCAGTTGTTGTCTCCGTAGAGTTTGCCTCCTTCTTCGTATCGTCTGGCAAGGGAGCGAAGGGCGATTGGAGGAATAAGGCTGAATCGTCCCCGTCCAGTAGCCCTGTCACGCTCCGCACCAGTGGCATAATGTTCTTTCTCTCCAGAGTTTGGTAGTTCTTCGGTGTCCATAGTTTTGTTATTTGTTTTTGTTTTTTATTGTATTCTTGTTTTCTTAGTAGTCGTGCCATCCAAGCATTCATTAAAGCTTCTTGTTCATCTTGTCCTTTCTTAGCGTACAAAGCTACAACAGAGTCCCAAGTGTAACCGTGTTCATCCAACCACTTCTTAGCAGTCACAGCTCCTACTCCCTTTGCTCCGCTGAAGCCATCTGTTGAATCTCCCATCAGTGCTTGTAGTAGGTGGAAGTTATCTGCTTCTTCTTCCGTAGGTTCATGGTATTCTTCTCTGTTATAATCATAGAAGATTCCTGGTACACTCTTGAAGTCCTTGTCGATTGATACGATGATACGCTTGTCTTGTCTGTTAGGTCTTTCAGTAGCAAGGATACTTAACACATCATCTGCTTCTACATTAGCCCACAGTTGTGCGTCCAGTTCATTGATCATCCATTCCTTCATAGGTTTTAAGATGATAGGTAACACGGACTTCCTTCTGTTAGACTTGTACTCAGGGAATAGTTTCCTTCTGAAGTTTGCTCGGTCACTAAGTGCTAACACTACTTCATCTGCTTTAAGTAAGTCTTTGAATTGTTCTATCCTTGCAATGACTCGATGTTTGGCTACTGCCATGTCTGCGTGTACAGTCCAAAGCTCCTCTTCCCATTGTATATTTTCTTGTGCTACGATTGACGATTCAAATGCTAATACATCTGCGTCAATTAGTATGGTTGTTTTACTCATAGAATATGCTCCAGTTCTCTTGGTATTTTTTATGTTTTGATTTACTCTCAGGTAGGATATTTAACTTTAACGTTAATCCTTTTATTTCTTTTCTTGGTATTAACCACCAAGTCTTCTCAGGTATTACATAGCATCCTACTACATCTATTGTATCACACATAGTTTCCTTCAAAATAAAACCCGTGCTACAGTTAACTGCATAAGTATTCGCACTGCTTTTATGACTTGTTGATTTGATCTGTACTTTTAAAGTACCTGCTGGACAAGTGACAATGAAGTCCCAAGGCATAGGTGTTGCAGGTAAGTGAGGTTCAAAGTCTCGTTCTAAACATTCAGTAGTAAACCTTGACTCAGCTATTGCTCCGATTCGTTGGGTCTTGGATGATGGCATAGTATATGTTAGGTCAACTGTATCGTACAATTCTGCAACCTTCAAGTAGTAATCGTACTCTAGTGTGTCTCTGCCCATGACTCTCCTACTTTATATTCACCATCCATAGGACACTTCATGTTCAACTCTTTACCTGCTGCTTTGATTGCTTTGATAGCTAACTCTCCGTATGTCTCCACTAACTCAGGTTTAACTTCAGCTTGGAACTCATCGTGTATGTTACCTACAAAAGCATACTCTCTTCCGTGTTGCCATCCAATGTCAGTAAGCTTGGTGTGTAATTTAATTAAAGCTACTTTCATAAGGACAGCACCAGCAGATTGAAGTAACATATTGAGTGCAGCGTGTTCACTTCTTATAGGTAGAATCCTACCGTCTAGTCCTGTTAAACATCCGTTCTGTTCTGCTTTCTCTTTGATCAATTGCTTGAGTATCTTTAACGCAGGTAAGTTAGACAAGAACTTCTTCTTTAATCTACTACCATCTTGTGCTGTACCCTCTACTATCTCACCTATCTTTGCATCCCCTGCTCCGTAAAGGAATCCATAGATGAATGTCTTAGCTTGATCTCTAGTCTTCAACCCTGCTGCCTTCTGATTAACAGAGTGTATATCTCCTTCAAGTATAGCTTTAGTGTACTCTCCTCCATCCCAACTAGATAGGTAATGTGCAAGCATTCTTAACTCCAACCCACTCGCATCACAACCTACTAGCTTGTATCCCTTTTTAGTTGTGAATAAAGAACGACACTCCTCACCGTACTCTGCTCTAGTAGCTGGTACTTGTGCTAGGTTAGGTAAGCTGTGAGTGCATCTCCCTGTGACTGCTCCGTTAGTGTTGACTCGTCCGTGGATTCTGCCATCTTTAACTAGTCTTAGCCATCCATTCTTGCCTTCAGCTAGTTGCCCTAGTCGCTTGACTACTAACAAATACTCCAGCAAAAGCTTCGCTGATGGATGGTTAATTCCTTTCAAAGTAGACTCATCGATCTTCACAGTCTTACCGTCATTCGATAGAGGTATTTCAAAACCTAAAGCTTCTAGTCTTTCTTTGATTTGCTTACGACTACCAGGATTAAAAGGTATGATCTCCTCCTTTACATCTAATGCTACAGCTTTGTTAACTAAGTTCTGTACCATCCCTCTACTCTTCAGTATCTTTTTAAGTTCTACTTTAGTAGGTGCGTTGATAACTTCCACTCCGTCCATATGTTTAATCTCCAATGAATAACCCTTCGGAGTCTTCATCTTGTTAACAGTAGGTTCAAACATTTCTTGCAACTCATCTTGTAGCTTTGCTCGCACTGCGTTTAACTTCTGCTCTAGTTGTTCAGCTTTATCTACATCAAACGCAAAGCCTTGGCTCTCTTGTAACCTGATGATGTAAGCGAACCAATGTTCAACAGCTAACATCTTCTTGCTGGGTTCTAACTTGATTAAGTATTCATACAAGGTCTTAGTTACCAGTACATCTCGTTCACAATACTTCTTCATCTCTTCGTTGTAACTGTCCCAAGCATCCTCGTTCTCTCCGTAAGTAAGCTTTAACATCTCACCCATCCTGTGTCCCCAAGCTTTTAAACTGTGACTACCTACCATTGCAGGGTCAAAGTCCTTACGCTTGAAGTCATCTTCTCTCAAGTCAGGATGTAAACATCTACTCATAACAAGAGAGTCTTGTACTCGGACCAAAGGTGGATGGAAGTTATACAACTTAGCTAACGCAGGTAGATCAAAACCTATGATGTTATGTCCTATGATCTTGTCTGCTTTGGCTAACATCTTTAGTCCTTCCTTTATCCCATCTCCTTCAAAGGTAATCATCTTACTGGCGATAGGATCATAGACGGATATGCAATGGCAGACCTTGAGGTCACTCAGATTAGTGAAGTCCTCAATGCCGTTGGTTTCTATATCAAAGAATAGTATTTTCATATTATTAAAACGGACTCGCTCCGCTGTTGGTTGTTATTGTTTTGTCTTTGAATACATCCTCACTCTCTGTGTACCTACCGCTATCTTGATTATAAAATAATGTAGATGCCAGTCCAGTCTCACCTGAGAATCTATTCTTTAAGACTCTTACTTTTGTTTCGTTATTGTTTTCTTTTTGTTGATTTCTCTCTAGTCCTAGTACCATATCACTAAGTTGTGGTATAGAATGACTACCTCTAAGGTCTGATAATCTAGTTACTCCACCCTCTTCATGTCCTCCACCATTCGGTGGTCTTCTAAGGTGTGATACTAACACCATTCCACATCCAGTCTCTTCTACTAAGCTTCGTAGTTGTGTCATCGTATTATCAATTAACCTTCGTTCATCATCTCCTTGAATACCACTGACCACAATAGATAGATGGTCAAGGAATATCCACTTACAACCTAATCCTTTACACAGGTATCGTATCTTACTTAACAAGTTATCACTCTCCGTACTGCCGAAGTGGTCATAGGTATAGAAGTTCTTGTTACCCATAGTCTCATCGAATGCTTTGCGTAACTCCTCCTCCTTCAGATCATTCTCTAGGTGCAGTGGTTTGTTAAGATGAATGCCCATGATACCAAGTGCGGTCCTTCTTACTGATTCTTCCAGTGCTATATAACCTACAGTTTCTCCTAGACCTAAGAGGTGGTGACAAACTTCACGACAGAACAAGGACTTCCCAATCCCTGAACCAGCACAAAGTGTCACCAACTCTCCTCGTCTTATACCGTGTGTCATATCATTCAAAGAAGCATACGGATAAGGTTGTGACTCAGAAGTATCCTCCTTTATCACAGCTTGCCATATATCTTCTCCTCCCACTATCCCATCAGGTCTGTATTCCCTCGCTTGCCATAAGCAATTCACCAACTCCTCGCTACGCTTTGCCACTAACATATCATTAGCATCCTTTAGTGGCAGTTCTGCAATGTGTGCTTTACCAGGAGTCAAGAGTGCTGCACATTTTGCTGCTCCATCTCGTCCTGGATCATCGTTATCAAAACAGAAGATTACCTTTTCAAAGGATTCCAACCAATCAATCGCTTGACTGACATACTTCTTTGCTCCACCTGCTCCGTTAGGTACACTAACCACAGCCCACTTGTTTCCGAAAGCTTGACTGACACTTAACGCATCAATCTCTCCTTCACACACTACTACTCTTCTTCCACCACTACTCCAAAGGTGCTGTCCGTATAAGCCATACAGCTCTCCTTTGATAGAAAAAGTTTTGTTAGCGAATCGTAGTTTCTGTGCGACAAGTGCTCCGTTCCTACTCTTATAGTTAGCAATATGCACTGGTTCTCCGTTGTGAGTTCCAATGTGATACCCCCACTTCTGACAAGTCTCTTTAGTTAAACTCCTTCTAGCTACTTCTTGTGGTTTGCCTTGTATAAATGCGGTATCGTTGGTTGTTGGTATAGTCATAGTTTGTTGTCTGCCTCGACTGTATGAATTACAGCTGAAACACATTGTGCTTCCGTCTTCGTTGACGGCAAGAGCGTCACTCGATCCACACTTTGCACACTGCTGATGCGTTCTAGTGAAAGCCATGATTTTGGTACTTGTTTATGTGCATATAATATTCCTTTCTTTTCGCACCACATTGCATAGGTAGTCTTACTTCCTTTACGAATCTTGTTGTAAGCGTTTTGAAATAACAACCTAATGTCTAGATCAGGATGTTGTTCTTTGATTAACAAATGCTTAGACCTATCCTCCGTGACCCACCTCCCCTTGGTTTCAATAATGATTCCGTTGGGGAGGATGAAGTCAGGAGTGTAAGTGCTAAGTCGCTTGTACTCAATAACTAACGATTCGTAAGTGTACTTTATACCACAGCGTCTTAGTTGTGATGCTATTCTCTCTTCAAATCCAGACCTAAAAGTCTGCTTTGATAATGTCCTCTTCTTCTTCTTCCGCATCAAGAGCTTGGTCAAGGGTTTCACCTCCGTTAACATATCCTCCTTCAACCTCAGTGAAGCCAAAGGATTCTGCTGCTTGACTGGATAGTTCTCCGTCTGCCAACTCGATTACTTGTACAGCTAGTAACTCCAATGATACACCTACTCCCATTAAAGGAGAGAACCAAGTTTTAGGACGGACATTTAAACGAACCTTTGATCCACCTCTAATGATTACTTCTCTATCCCAAGGATTACCTTTGGAATCAAACAGACCTAATGATCTTGTGTAATCACTGCCGTCCTTACGCTTACCATTCACTGGTTTCAACTTAGCTTTTAATACATAAGTATCTCCTTCTAATTGAATAGGTAACTCATAAGTCTTTACCTTTTTGCCGCTCTCTTCTGCTTGTTCCTTTTGTTTCTTTTCAAGAATAGGTTCTACCTTTTTAATAATAGCTTCACCTTCTTGTTTCGTTAGTATTATATTACAGCTATACTCTCCTTCAGGTACAAACTTTGTACTCGGAGTGTTAACCCAAGGGTACTGAGCAGTCCCTATAGCTGTCGTTATTGCTTCTTCTCTCTGTCTCGATTTTATCGCCATTTGTTTTTATGTTTTATCTATTATGAGAATATATACTGGCAGTCGTTAAGTGCCGACACATCTAATGTGCCAAGTTCTGGGCTGTCTTCCAGTTTACAATCTCGTTGTGCTTCTACCTCATCCTTGAACTTGTTAATGAGGTCATCGCTAAAATGTTCTGTGTAAATCTCTCTTAATTGTTGGTGCATTTTCGGTGCGTGTGGGCTGTGCGTTGCAAAGCTGTCATGTATACTTGCTAAAGAATAATCACTTTTGCAAGCTAATTCCATCATCACACTTGAGTCTAGGCTGTGGATGTAGTTGGGAACAATAGCTCTAGCCATTCTCCTACTGCTTATTCCTTTCTGTCTGTTGTTAAAATTAAGAATAGTATTTTGCATATTAAGAATGCTGTTCACTTTAACTATTGTTTGATCATACAACGCTTGTACAATTTCCAATCCAAAAGGTGTAGTCCAAGACAAAGGTTCTTCGGTCCTTGCTATTCTTTTAAACCACTTCATCAAGTTTAAATGTGGTTCAATAAGAGCGTTCGCTTTGTCGTTAATTAAAGAAGCTAGGTATATCATAGCCTCATTAAAATCCTCCTTACTGAACGGACTACCTAGTCCCTCCTTCAATCGTTTAACAACAGCATCTTCCAGTGCATCCTTACTCGTGTATCCATTCATTCCAAAAGGTTTACACATCACTATCTTCTTCGTAAAACTACGATCTATTCCAAACTTTAACCAGTCACCTGCCAAGCTGTTCTTACTTTTGTCTTTCATCAGTACCTCGTGTACTTGATCAGCTACTTCCTGGTATATATCTTGTGGTCTTTGGTCAGGTAAAAGATTAACGTGGTATCCAGAGTCTTCATCCCTTGTTAACAAAGATAGAATCTGTATGCCGTTACAACTAGCATCCATGTGACAAGGCAACCTAGTTTTAAATCCCCATCCGTGCTTCTTAAACTCTGCAAATTCAAAACAAAAATGTATGAAAGCCCAAGGATCACTCGCTGTCTGCCACCAATCATACTCGCAAGGGTCATTAGCACATTCAAGGATTAACTTTTCCTTCTGCTCGATCCAAGCTAATCGTTTCTCATAACTTCCCTTTACTCCAAAGACATTAGCTCCGTGTACACGTAACCATCTGCTGTCTTCATTGTTATTAATCGCTACTCCTTCAGCAAACTGCAAAGCACTCCTTCCAAAGTCACAAGATTGTGGGTTAACATAGCTGGGTATGGCATACACTCGTCCTCTGTAATCCATTTGATATGGAAAGTAGAACTTATCTAAGTCAGCGTATCGTTTAGCTACGTTAAGTATCTTTAAACACCTCATTCGCTTCCCGTTACTGCGTAAGTTAAACTCATAGATATCTTTTTGCTTACGCTTCCATTCACTGAATGCTTCAGGGTCTGTCTCTGCTAGTTTAGGTACACTGTCCATCGGTTCTAGCAACTCACTCTTCTCCATTCCTCCTATAGACATATCCTTAGACCAAGCCCAGTTCATTAGGTTTAACATCTTAGGATTGATCTTCCAAGCTACTCGTTGCAGTCGGTTAAGAGGTTCATAAGCTACGGACAAGTCCCGATGTTTTATACCATCGTTGTTCTTGATCTTCATGATAGGTAGAGTAGGAAGTCCTTCAGAATTATATCCTCCTCCGTAGTTAGATACCCAGTCAATAGGTGGTTCGGGTGTGGCTAAATAGAATGGACGGATAACCTCACAATTCTCATCGTATTTATTAACCCAAGCGTACAAGTCTTTATTAGGAGCTATGATCTTACGCTTAACTTTATTGTACGAGTGCTTAATCTTTACATGGAACAAGTTAGTGTGCATCCGTATCAACTCGATCAACCAACTACCCAACATTACCTTGTTCCGTTGACTCCAAAGTTCAAACCTTTGATACCTTCCTTGTTTGTGATACTTCCTTTCTTTATCCCAGAATTTATTAACGAATCTATTCCTTGTAAGGGCATCCTTTTGATCGTGTTTTAATAACAACCAATCACTATTATTGACGTGCTCTTTAAAGTAACGGACACGTACTTCATCTTCCAAAGCTTTAGCCACTTGAAAGGAAGCCTCGGATATAAAAGGTTCACCTGGTAGAATATCAAACAATACTTTAACTCCTAGAAAAGCTACCACACTGGGTTCTAAATCCCATATAAAAGGTAGCCAGATAGGGACAGGTGCGTTCGGTCTTAAGTTATCTTCAAAGAATTTATTTACAGCTCGTTCTATAGGTACGTGTACTTCCCTTCCTAACTTTTTATAAGCAGGTAATTCAGAATTATATCCTTGTGCTTTGTATATCTCTTGGGCTTTTCTATATCGAGCTTTACCCCATTGAATCATTACACCTTCTAAAGCTTTATCCATTGTTCAACTTTGTTTTATGTTCGTTGTATAAGTTTATCTTTTCAATAGCTTCCTTTCTTCCGAAGTGAAAGTCATGGAAAGCTTTAGGACGGACACGTAATTCTTTTGTTCTGATAATCTCTCCGTATTTATTGTAACCTAGTTGTGTGTTACTCCAAAACTTTTCAAAACCCTCGGCTACTTCTGAAGCAAATGATTTACTAAGGACCTCGTTGCAATCGTAATCTTCTAGGCTACTCATGTCGGTTTAAATTTTGTGTTAAACTCTTCGTAGCTCTCGTATCCTTTATAAAGATACCAATCTATGTTACTGAATAAGCGTCTGTGTCCACCTCCCCATTTATCACACCGCCAAAGTTCAAACACTCCAACATCAAATGGATCAAGATCATAGAATAACCACTTCTCCAATCGCTTTAGTTTAAGTTCATTGACTGGGAAGTTATTTTCTATCTCCCAAAACTGAAAGATAAAATCACGCTCATCTTCACCTCCTTCCATTTTAATTAGGCGAGTAGCGTCAGGTATTAAAGGAGGAATTATATCGCTTTTACATCTATCATCCTCCCAATCGTATGTTTCTCCATAACCTTCAACCCAATCATAAGCTTCTTTTAGTTGTGTTCTAGCTCCGTTCTTTTGAAGGTCTGGAAAGTGTTCACTCAACAAAGCAAAACTTTCTGCTTCAGTAAATTTTAATTTAGTTGTCATTGTCTTTTTCTTCTAAGCTATCTAAAATATCTTGTTCCTTTTTGGCTTTAGCT